AAAAGAAGGAATTGGATATTGAACATTTGCACAGACTAAAATTGAACTCAGCTTTGACCCGCCGATAAAAGGTTGTTATTATGTCTATTGTTAATAACGGAGGTTTTAATGAGTGCAAACAAAGGACTTAATCATCCTGCTATTTATACAATCACTAATACTATTTCTGGTAAGATATATGTTGGGCAAGCCCGAAATGTCAGAAAACGTTGGCATAGTCATCAATGGCATCTCAAGAAAGGCAAACATCGCAATAATCATCTGCAAAGAGCATGGGATAAATATGGCGAAGAAGCGTTCATATTCCAAGTTGTGATAAATCTTTCTGAGATTCCAGAATCAGAATTACAAGAAACCATGAATAAAGCCGAAATAAAATTTTTGGCTAAAATTCCCAATTCTTATAATCTTATGGAAGCTGCCAAATCTGGCACAAGTCCATCTTTGGAAACTAGAAAGAAATTATCTGAGATGCGAAAGAAACTATGGCAAGACCCTGAATTTAGGGAGCGCCGTAGAATATCTCACCAAGCCGCATGCGCTGACCCAGAATTGCAAAAACGTCGCTCCATTGCTTTGATTGAGGCTTTTAGCACACCAGAATCATCTGCAAAGAAAACAAAATCTATGAAAAAACGATGGGACAAAGAAGGCGACCTACGCTTAAATCAATCAGCCAAAAGAAAGGCTAATTGGCAAAACGAAGAATACCGTGAACAACAATCGAACTCACGTTCGAAAACATGGGATGATCCAGAAGTCAGAAAAAAAAGACTCACTGGAATGAAAGCCGCATGGATAGAACGCAAGGCTAGACAATCTCAGGATAAGCCACCTGATAAGGCGAACTCGGATTAACCGCCGATACGGCTTAACTCATTCTTCGAACATGGCGTATCCCCGCCAAGTGGGTTACTTGTTACGTTCAGCTCTCTGTTTTGCGCGAATCCGTGAATATTCTTCCATTGAAAGATTTGGATCGGCAAGATCAGCATTCCCACCGCCCGTACCAGTCACGGGTTTAATCGGTGCCGGAGCTTGGGAAATTTGTTTGGGTTTGGAAATATTGGACCTAATTTCAGCAAGTTCTATTGCCATTTTAACTTTAGGCAATGCGGCGATTCTTGCTGCTTCGTTCATGTTATTGCCTAAATAATGCAATACCTTATGTGCATCAGGAATTTCCGCAACGGTTTGCAGAAAATCAGGCCTAACATCTGTTCCTAAAGCACCTACAGCATTAAGGTTTGCAAGAGCGGTATTGAACTCTGGAAATTCTTGTTTTCCTTTTGCAGCAATATCATCGCATTTTTGGTTAAATAAACGAATTTCAACCAATTGTTCTGCTTTTTTATTGATTTCCGCTTCCGTTAAAAAAGTTGTATTGCCCGCTTTCAAAGCATCTCTTTCCGCTTTTGTTCTTTCAAGCTCTTCGGCTATTTCGCGTTTATCGCGCCGCAAAGCTGAAATAACGCCAACCAAAGGATTATTATCATCCTTGGATGGTTCGACAGGCTTCTCTTCAATAATTGGTTTGTTTTCGGTATTAAAATTGTTATCATTGGTAGTAGACGCGGTTTCGCCTTGCGGCTCGGGCTGCTGCCCGGTCACTTCTTCAGTCATAGTTACTCCAAGTTGAACCCAGAAATCGTCTGGTACGAAAACCCTATCTACCGGATAGGTACGGTAATTTTAATGAACCATGCTAAGCGTTTGCGGCAATACCGCTGTATCACCGGCTGGCAATGCACGATCAAGCATTAATGCCTGTGCAATTTCTTCTTTTACTTTTTCATCATATGTATCCATAGAAAGCATATTAGCCAACGTTTCGCGAGCTACCCGCACAAAAGTCGGCCACATTTTATTTACAAATACTTTTTCTTTGGGCCACATTTTGTAAAAATCATCATCCATTGCCATATCTTGATAAGCGGCGGCAGCTATTTCCTGAGCGGTTTTAGCAATAAGTTTATGTGCGTATTTAGCCATTTATTTTAATCTCACAACTTTATGCATTTCTGGAGTTAATTTTTTAGGAAGAGTAATTTCAACGCCAGTTTCCAAGTTTATTAATTTATAAGTATCTGTGGCATATTCGTGAATCACTTCAAGTGTATGTGCTTTAGGCATTCTGATCTCATGTTTGTGTTTTTAAATCAGCATTGGCGGTTTCTTCAACTGGCTGTAGGCTTGCGCGATGTTCTTCAATCATTAAATCATGAAGCATTTGCGCATTATCTTTTGGCGTAACGGCTACATGCTTAATAATCGTTTCAAGCCTTTCGGTAATCGCCTTGTAAGCATCAATGTCGCGCATCTGGTCTTTGGCTTTTAGCTTGTTCTTTTCTTCAGCCAATTGCTGCATTAACGTAGTAAGCAAACCCTGATTATGCTGCAATTGCGCTTGTAATTGTTGTACCGCAGGAGGTACGCCTTCACCTTTTGCTTGCGGGGGCACCATGCGTTCTAAACGCTCGCCAACTTCATCGGCTAATGGAAAATCAGCCGCCTTAAACAGCAAATCGCCCACAAGAGGTATCAATTCACTTGATTGCGATAATATCTGGCTAAGCGCATTAAAAGCTTCCTGACGGCGAGTTGCATAAGCAGGGCCAACGTCAGCTTGAACATCGTATTTGCCGATTTTGGGATTCAATATAATTTGCGCAGTTTGTCCGGTTTTTTGTTGCTGCTGAAAAAATGCCATTCTTGCATTTGGATCAATAGTAACTTGGCTTGATGCACCATCATTAGCCATGGTATTGACAACCCGCTTGGTATCATAAATTAATGGAATCAATTCCAATATAATTTTGCCTGTGTAGCGAATGGCAATCGCTTGGTTATCGATAAAATGATATGTTGCCCTATCGCCTTGGCGTTCACGTTCATTAATCGCTTTTCCAGAACGCTCATTGCTTTTTTCGCCAAAGGTAGCCTCATATTGGCCAGATACCATCATCATTTCGCTTTGCGCGACTTTCATGCCGTCAATATAAGCCGGGGAAAAAACTGGGGCATTGGCACGTTGCGGCGGTGGGATAGGCGTACCATCGTCATCAACATGCTTATACGGCAAAATCGAAAAATTCTGCGTATTAGCTTCACGCCAATAGGATTCATAACCTTCAATGGAGGCAGCTGGGCCTACAAACGGGCTTTTGCCCTGTAAAGCAACAAATTCTACGGCGATGCTCGACCAGTAATTGTATATTCTTTGCGGATCTTTCAACGCTCGCGTATGACCTTTGCGATCAATTTTGCCATCAATAATAGTTTCTTCACCAATGCAACGCACAATCGGAATAGTAGAGCCGGGCCATTTGCGGCGATCTGCTATTTCATTGCCAATGAATAAAAACCACTCAACATCATATCCATCAACACCACGCACTTGATTTGTTGGGTCATCAATAATCGGCTTAGCAATTTCTGGAGGCAATTTACTCGCCAGCATTGTAGTGGGTTCGCCAGTACGCGGGTCCTTAAAAGAAATAAGCGTATCTTTTTTCTTTACGCGGCGAAAATATTCGGCAACCCTAACATGATCTTCATCAATCCAACCACTGCTATCGCCTATAGCGGCCTGACCCATGACATCTTTAAAATCAGGGTATTTTTCACGGGCCAATTCGCGTTTTATGTCGGTAAAAACAAAACCGAACATGGCATCGGAGCCATCTATTTCGCTAATATCAGGATCAAGGTATACCGTAAGCGGGTCCTTAATGCGGCGGATATATATTTCCTGATCGAATGTATCATCACCGATATAATCGGTAACGACACGCCAATAGCCTATACCGCCTTCAACTTGAAACTTTACACCGGTATCATAAGCGTCCGAGGCATTGGAAATATATTCAATGTGACGAATAATGCCTTCGTAGGTTTCAGCGGCTTCATATGTTGCCTCGTTGCCTACTGGACGTATTTTAATGGCCGCTTTATTTTGTTTGGCATCATTAATAATTTGAAGATTATGCTGATGTGTTTTATTAATTGTAAGGCACGGACGTTTTTCGCGGTTGCGATTGGTTTGAATATCATTTGGCCACTGATAACCATTATTGGAGTCACCGTTGGCAAATTTTAAATCTTCCAGAAAAAGTTTGCGGCATTCACCTTCTTTTTGACTTGCGTATTCCAATCTGTTTTTGGCTTCTCTTAGTATTTTTGCGTCCCCACTGAGCGTTTCGAGAACATCTTGCTTATCGCTCATTATGTTTTCCTATTTTTAATTTTTAATTAGCCCATCCACGCAGTGCCTTCTGACATTGCTAAATTGTTATGAATATCATGCACCAATCGAATTTTGGGGCGTTTTGGTTCATGTAACGAAACAGCGCAGTAACGAAGTGCGTCTGAAAAATGAGAAGACTCATCATGCATCGGCTCATCGCTTGTCTGCCCGGTGAGCTGATTCACCTTATAGCGATAGCGCCTTAGCGCTTGCAGACCATCCGCACAATTTTCTTCATCAAAGTACATACTCGGGAAAACAGTGCGTACTGCGTTAATGCCATCTTCAACCGATAGCGAAGGCACAATTTTGACTTGATAGCCGGAAGCTTTTGCCATCTCCTCAATGCTAAGTCCAGTACCCAGCTGTTTCGCTCTCGCATCATGCGGCAACCATAACGTTCCTATTATATATTGCTGAGACTGAATATATTGAAGATAATGATGCAGCGCTTGATGGCGATTCTGGTACGATTTAATGACACGCATTTCAAAACCGATACGCTGCACAAACCAAAGCGATGTATTATCGGACCAGCCAAGGTCAAAAAATACATCTACTGGCTTGGATGCGCTATAAGGAACCCTGCAAATGCGTCCAGCCAATTGTGCTTCACGCAATTCCTTGGCGTAAATAGCACCCTCAAGTGCCTGCTTGCAATGACCTTCCCATACATTCAGGTAAGCATCATAATCGTGAGCCTTAAGATGCTCCATTTCGTCTTTTAGAACATCAGGAAACCATGGGTTTTGATCCCAGTTTATTTTTCTGACAATGGTGCCTTTGGGAGGGTTAAGTACAAATCGCTTATACGTTTCATCGGTATCCAGTTCAGGATTAAAAGTGATCCATATTTCAGAATTATCTTTACGAATGGTCGGAATCAAAACGTCCCATGAAAGTTTGGAAACCGTCTGCGCTTCTTCTACCCAAACAATATCCGTGCCTTCCTGGCTTCGGATTTTATTGGCATTATGACGCAATCCTTCAAAAGTTATTTCCGTTCCATTGGTACCGATAATAATATTTTGCTGGATTTCATATTTATGCTGAATTCCCATCAACTCTATCTGATCCGATAAAAGCTTATGAACTGAATCGCGCATAGAACTCTGGAATTCACGCAAGCAAAGAATACGAATTTTCTTTTCGGTGCCGAGGAGCAAAAGAAGTTTAGCTACGCTATGACTTTTTCCACCGCCCCGGCCCCCAAAAAATACTTTATATCGAGCAGGGGTTCTTAATTCAGCCGCCCATTTAGGCAAAGGTAATTCTATGATTTTTGCATCGGAAGAAATTGTAGATGCATCGTTCATAAATTATTTTTTCTTGTGTTTATTAACCTCAATAGCCTTTAACTGCTTTTCAGCTTTTTCTTTAGTCAAAGGCTTTTTAGAAAAAGTCTTGCCGTCTTTGGATTCGTTTTTAAATCCCTTGCCGCTTTTTACAATAGACATATTAGGTCCCCAGAACAACAAGCGGCGTACCGGCATTATATGTAACCGTAGCCGAAGACGGGAATACGCCCGCATTAATACCAGAAAGCGTACCGTAAGTAGCAGCTACCGAAACGCCGGTTGCGGCTTCACCCGAGGTTGCAATCAGGTTTGCGGCGCTGGATGCACCAAGTTGAGAATTCGTTGCCGAAGGATAAACCGCAGCAACATCGGCTACTGTCGGATAAGTTCCCGAAGCGGTAAAAATAGAAGCCAGCCAATAGAGTCCAGACTGCAAAACAGTACCGCCGGTAGGCGTATAATTCTGCACACCGGTTGCGGTAGCGGTAAGCGCCGTACTGTTATAGGTTCCAGTAACAAGCGTACCGGGATAGCCCGCACCATTATCGGCATAAAGGCCAATGAATGCAGCACCGCCCGTCTGACCAGTCGTGGTATAAACGCCAAAAGTCTTTACAGTGACGGGGCCAGGAATATACAACGGATAAGCATAAAGCGTCCCCGTAACCGTAAGCAAAGTACCGGGCGTGTTACCAAGCGGATTTCCATAAAAACGGCTAGCTGCCCACGGAATCATTGCACCGCCGCCAATATAGCTGGCAAGCTGCGAAGTCGTAAGTGCTTCGGTTTCGGGATTTATTCCTTGCGTAAGCACAGTATCTGCCGGAATACGCTCATTGCCCGTTAAGGGAAGCGTGGCCAGCGGTAATCCTGGGGTATAAATGCCTGACATAGTGTATTTCCTTTATAATTTGGGTTATAATTTTCCCGGTTAAACGCGCAAAAATTCGCACCCTGCATGCGCGTGTATGCAGGATGTATTACAAATAAAAAACGCCGCTTTTTAGGGCGGCGAGTTCAACAGGATAAAATGATTAATGCTTATATTTAGCGCGAGATTTAGCGCGCCTTAATGCACCATATGCATCTTCTAACGATGGCAAATTATTTTTGGATTCTCTATACCTTCTTAGCAGTCGATATTCAGTACGCTGCTCAGCGGCATATTTATACCCCTGCTGATAAGCAATAGACTTTAATTTTTCCGGCAATCGCTTTTTACAATCATCATAACCAGCAGAAAAATCCTGAGCGGTCATCTTGGCTTTTTATTCATGAAATTAACCGCACGGCGCATGAGGTTTTCCCCTTCAGGCATGCCGCCCCCAACATTGCCATGGCCTTCATACTGCGGCTGTGCAAGCTGCTGGATCATATTCAAAGCATGATCCATAGTCGGTGCAGGACCTGTTGCTACTGGCCCAACGGAATCCATGGGTGTATGCCACGGCTTATTTGACATTTTCTGATAGGAACTTTTATCCATTTTGGATTTGTTGCCTTCAGTATTGCCAACGCCGTATTCAAAAGGAACGTTTTCTACCATGTTATTTCTCCTTATGACGCATATGCATCGGGGTCCTTGCATGGTGATTATAAGGCTTTCCAGCACCAAGCATTTCCAAAGCTTCTTCGGTTTTAGGAAGGGGCTTCACACCGTGCTTATACTCTTCATGTTCATGGTGCTTAATCGCTTTTTCAGCCTTTTCCATATAATCACAATGTTTCATGAAGGTTACTCGCCGTCAGTGCCGGTATCCATCTCAGATCGCATACCGCCATCATGCATCTTATGGCCACATACCATCGGAGCATGCTCACCGCGCTCATTGTGGCGCGATACCATTTCAACGGCGCGGCTCATCGGGCCACCTTCGCGTTTATTAGCAACATCAAGATGACCAGCAGCAGGTTCGCGGTTATCCTTGATGCCAAGGTATTTAGCCTGAGCGCCAATGGGCTGCTCTTTGGTTTCGGAATTGCTCGACATATTAACGCCTTGATCGTATTTAGTCATAGTGTGCTCCTTTTGGACAATAAAAAACCCGTAAGCATTACGCTAAACGGGTTGGTTGGATTTGAAGACATAGCTGTCCCCTCATAATTACTTTGCATTATTGAGCCTTTGCTTAAGGATGTCAATACTTTTTTCAATAGCCTCACCCAATTCATCAAAAGCTTCAAAAATTCTATTATGCAATTTATTAATCCACAGCATATCGCTTGCCCTAATATCTTGTGAACAAATTCTTTGCACCATGGCATATTGCCATTTCCCCATATTCTGGGAAATAATAAGCATCAATGTGTTAGGGCAAAAACCCGGTATCTTATTGCCACCAGAAACAATTCCCTGCGTTTCCAAAAGCCGCATCATCTTAGCGTACCCTGTCTTGCTTGTGGCGACTTCGTTTAATGTGAAAAAAAACTCCGCTGAACTTAATTCAGCCGGACCAAACAATCCTTTTTCATAAAGGTAATCAAATATATTCTGCTTATCAATGGCATAATATTTTCCATTTTCCTGCTTAACGCGGCTCATCTGCGCAGGGTATGCCTTATGATAAGAGGCATGCAGCCATTCAGTCGGATCAAGCGTTTCGGTCATATTGATTCTCCTAAAAACAAAAGCTCACTGCAAACATAAAATTTCGGCATCACCGGCTCATGTAAAAAAACATCAATCCTACCAAAGTATTGTTTTCCAAATGCGTCATAATGACCCATAAAGCGCAAATAACCTTTATTAAATTTTTCTCGAAATTGGCGTATCTTTGATTCCTTTGTTTTTTCAAAATCATCAAAACAACCGGAGCTAAATAAAAATTTAGCCATAGGCACCTGAAATGGCTTATTCATTTGGCATCTACACCTATCTTAATTTGATACTCCGTAAACCCATAATCCCGCGCCAGCTGCGCAATCTCCTGGTACGGAAAAACCGCCCCACCATCTTCATCAACAACATCCACACATTCGCCATCCTTGCTTATTATGCGGATTATATTCACGGGCAATCCTCCGCCGTTCCATAGCCGGGTGGATATTTTTTAGGTTCAGGAGTATAAGGAATATTGCAGTATTCAGTAAATCTTAAACCCTGAGGCCAACATTGAAAACACGTCTTGCATATCATGCAATGACCAATCAAATCCATCAAACATTTAACGCATTTAGCCATGCATTCAATAAAAACATACCATAGGTAGATTGTCCAGCTATTCTTCAACCTCGCCGGTAAGCGCATTGTACACTCCACGGCGCTCAATCCCACCCACAGGCTTTACAGGCTCACGCTCCCACCATTTTACCAGTTTGGCGTTTTCTTGCTTCAATTTATCAAATAACTCTTTTTCACTGGACTCCATTTTTAAAATTTCTCCGCAAAAAAAATTGGGTTTTGGGTTTTTACAAAATTCTATTGGTTCAATGTACTACGGATTTTCGGTTTTGAAAAGGATGATGGGTTTTAAATTTTGGGGAGTTTGTGGGGTGATGGTACCACGACAGCAGTGGCAGCCAAGATTTGCGGGTCCATACGCGGGGAGGGGATGCACCGGCCCATCTCCTGCCAATTTGCTTTTAAATCAGTAGTTTAGCATTACATACTCCAGTTCGATTGCTGTGGCATGACTCATATTAAATAAATAATATATTGATATATATAGATTTTCCATCTTTCAACAATTATATATACCCCCAATTGTACCCCCAAACACATTGGTAACTATTGATCTATCACTTTCGCTTCTATCGCCCTCTTCGCCGCCTGCTCCTTACGATATTGCTCAGCGTCGACAAGTATTACTTGGACCCTGGTTTCCCCGCCATTAGAGCCGATATTGATCTGCTGAGCTGTTCCTAAGGGTTTCCCCTCTAACCTATCCAAAAGCTGCTGTATCGCCTGCAATGCAACCTTATCGTCTTTGTTGCTGATAGCCATAACAGCAAGCCTCAACCTAGTTGCTGCCTTCACTTCATCAGGTGTCATCAATGCAATGCCTATTTGTTCTGCATTACAGAGCCGTATAAGCGCGATTAGCTCCTCCTTGGTCATGTTATCAAGCTTGGCTAATTGAGTATCACTCAACGCAGTTTGCGCTTTGTAGGGGGATTCAACTGGCAACATATGCAACATGCCATTGTTACGCCTGTAATAGCCTGTTGGGATATTGCCGGTTTGATCGTTACTGGCATCGTCTGGAAGGGTTTTCATATTAATAAACTAACATTTTCAAGTGATTAAGTCAAAACCTTACACAACCTTACATAACCTTACAACAATACTTACATACATAACATACTAATAAATAATAATAATAATAATAATAATATCTGTTTGTAAGTTTGTAAGTCATTTTATAATACTTCTCTAACGCGCGCACGCGCACACAGGCTCTTGTGCTGTTTTAGACTTACAAACTTACAATTATCACTTTATCATTAAAATACATAAAGATATTCTGTAAGGTTGCAGTGCAGCATTGCCTTACAATGACTTACATTCTAGTAATGGTTGTGTAGCTGTATATATATAATACAAGCACTTATCATTTTGTTGTAAGTTTCTGTCATTTTGTGCTTGAGGTAGTGGGTCAGTTTGATTATATTGCCATTTAGATGTTTAGAAGTTGAAACTTTACTGTAAACTTCCTAAAGTGATCCCATATAGTCCCATTTAATCCTATGTGGCG